CGGCTCGCAGCTATTGAGCGTGAAAACGCCGAGCTGAAGTCCGGCAAGCTCCGCGCCGAGGTTGCCGCCGCTAAGGGTGTCCCTGCTTCGCTGCTGACGGGCAGCACGCAGGAGGAACTCGAAGCCGCGGCGGACGCGCTTATTGCTTTCCGGGGCGAGCAGAAACCTGCCGGCCCGTCGTCATCCGCTCTGTCGCGGGTGAACACAACCAGTCCTGCCGAGCCTGATGCGCAGTTTGTGCGCCAGTTGTTCGGCAATTAGCTAGGAGCTCACTTTGGCTGTTCTCTCTACCTCCACCCTGGCACTGCCAGACCACATGACCTCTGGCCTTCTGGAGAAGGCGCAGTACGGTTCTGTCATTTCCCAGCTGTCCGGTTCAACCCCGATGCAGTTCGGCAACACCACGTCGATGACGTTCTCGAACCCGAAGGCCGAGTTCGTCGGTGAAGGTGCGCAGAAGTCCAGCGACTCTGTGACCCCTTCCACTGTGACGATCAAGCCTTACAAGGCTCAGGTCACGATGCGGTTCAACGAGGAAGTCCAGTGGGCTGACGAGGCTTACCAGCTCGGCGTCCTTCAGCAGCTCGCGGATAAGACCGGCCCGGCGCTGGCCCGCGCCCTTGACCTCGGCATCATCCACGGCCTGAACCCGCTGTCGGGTACTGCTTTCGCGCCGATCACCAAGTACCTCAGCCAGACCACGAACGCGGTTGAGATTGCTTCCGGCGATGACCGTATCGCCAACCTCGACGCTGCCGAGAACCTGGTCAGCGGCATCCCAAACGGTGTTGCCATCGACCCGACCTGGGGCAAGGGCTTCCGGACCCTGCGTGACGCCAATGGCCGCCGCATCTTCCCGGACTTCACCCTCACCCCCGGCGTCACGGACCTTGACGGCTACCGCGCCGCCGTGTCTGACACCGTTTCCGCCTCGCAGGAAGCCGCTACGCCGACGAACCTGAAGGCTCTGGTTGGTGACTACTCGCAGATCGTGTGGGGCGTTCAGAAGCAGATCGGCGTCGAGAAGATCCTGTTCGGCGACCCGGATGGCCAGGGCGACCTGAAGCGCAACAACCAGATCGCCCTCCGCGCTGAAATCGTGTACGGCTGGGTTATCGGCGACCTGTCTTCCTTCGCGAAGATCGTTGACGCGGTAGCCTAATGCCTCGTCTTCGCAATGTCGCCTCTGGCGTTGTTGTGTCGGTTTCTGATGAGACTGCCGCGCGGCTGGGTGCTGATTATGTTCCGGTGGAGCATGAGACGCGCCCAGCCGTTGCGGTTGAGTCTGAGAAGCCGGCTAAGCCTGCCGCGCGCCGTACTCGTAAACCCCGTAGTTAGTAGGAGGCGTCATGGCTAATTGGACTTCTGCCGCGGAAGTGGTGGCCGCTTGGATTGGCGATGACGCGCCTGCTGATTCGGCGAAGGTTGATTTGTGGGTTGGGCGTGCTGAGCGCCTGTTGCGCGCGAAGGTGCCGACTCTTGCCGCCCGTGTGGTTGCGGATCCTGCCGAGCCGGATTTGGTGGATAACGTCAAGGACGTTGTCACGAGCATGGTTCAGCGGGTTTTCCGCAACCCTGAGGGCGTGCGTACCAGGCAGGAGACTACGGGGCCGTTTAGCGGTTCGGTGACTCTTGGCGGGGATCAGCCTGGCGAGCTTTGGGTTACCGATGACGAGTTGGCCCGAATTTCCCCTGCCGGTACTAATCGGGGCGCGTTCACGATTGACACGATCCCGATCACGTCACCTATTTCGCCGTACTATGTGGCACCCGCTGGTGCGTGGTTCCTGTGAGTGAGTCTGTTGAGCATGTCCCTTATGTGGGGCTTGCTGAGGACGCTTACGGCAATGAGACGGAGAGTTTCGGCGCCCCGGTGACGTTATACGGGTTCGGGTTCGATCCGGGATCCAGTAGCGAACCGCGTCAGCCTGGTATGGATCGCGTCATTGTTGAGCCGACCCTTTACGGGCCATTCTCGATGCCTTTTCAACCCAAGGACCGTGTTCTTGTTCGCGGGCTCTTGTATGAGGTTGAGGGCATGGTTCGTCAGTGGCGGAACATGTTCAGCAACCGTGAGGCTGGCGGCGTTGTGAGTCTCCGTAGAGTCGATGGCTAAGCCTAAATTCGAATGGAACCTCAAAGGGTTCGAGGAGATACGCCGCAACGAGGCCGCGCAGGACAGGATCCAAGAGGAGATTGACAGGATCCTCGATGCGGTCGGAGGGTATGGCTACGACGGCGAGGTTTCACAGGGCGTGGGCCGCGGAACTCTCGGGCGCGCGATTGGCAGGGTTTGGACGACGAATTTTGACGCCATACTCGACAACTCGCGCAACCACACTTTGCTCCGCGCACTTGCTGGCGACGCGATGGTGCTCTACACGAACAAGGCTGGCAAGACGAGCCTTGTGACTCAGAAGCAGTCCGACAACTACAACTCAAAGAAGAAGGGGTGACGTGTGGCTGAAATCCTAGTCTCCCCTGACGCTGAAGGTGCCGCGGTTACGTTCCTGCGCGCCGGACTCGGCTCCTTGGCTGACAAGGTCGCAACGAAGGTTCCCGCGACGATGCCTAACCGCATGGTCCGGGTGTCACTCACGGGCGGCACAAGGCTGAACGTTGCGGCTGATACGTCGCAGCTCACGGTTGAGTGTTGGGCCGGTGACGAGCCGACCGCTTCTAACCTGGCACGCACCGCACAGGCGCTCATGTTCTCTGCTGCGTGGACTACTGCCGGCGGGGTCTTTGTTCGCCGGGTTGATTCGGTCGGCGGGGTGCAGTTCTTCCCGGACCCGGACACTAGCAAGCCGCGTTATCAGTTCACCGTTCGTTGGCACGTCAGACCAGCAGCTATCTAACTTCCTTTGCCCTCCTTTGTGGGGGCTTTTCTTATGCCCTTATTTGGAGGAAAAACAATGGCCAATACGGCTTCTAACGTGGTTGCTGGCGTTCCGCTGGCGACTGGCGGCATCCTGATCGGCGCACTGAGCGCCGCGGCGCCGACGACCGCATCTGACACCCTGACTGGGTTCAACGCCGCGGGTTACATCGGTGAGGATGGCGTCACCGAAACTAACGAGCGTTCCACTGACCGGATCCGGGCGTGGGGCGGTGACACTGTGAAGGTTGTTCAGACCGAGCACAACGTCACTTACCAGTTCACGTTCCTGGAAACCCTGAACGCTGATGTGTTGAAGGCTGTTTACGGCGAGGACAACGTAACCACGACCGCCGCTACCGTGTCCAGTGGCACGCTGCACGAGGTTCAGGTCAACGCTTCGACCCTGCCGCACAAGTCTTACGTGTTCGAGGTCAAGGATGGCGATGCGAAGATCCGCATCTACATCCCGGATGGCCAGATCACTGAGGTTGGCGACATCACCTATTCGGACTCTGAGGTTATCGGGTACGAGGTCACGGTTGAGGCGTTCTCTGACGAGCTTGGCAACAAGGCTTACAAGTTCCTGGATGACGGCAAGTTCGCTGCCGCGTAACTAGACCCCTCGGGGCGGGTTGTGGTGACTCCCCGCCCCGAGGTTTTCCAATAGTCACCCACCAGAATCAGTCACCCTATTCTTTGGAGTCACCTAATGGTTTACGAAGTTCCTGCCGCCAAGCGGTCGTTGAAGCAGAACGTGTTCGAGTTCAAGGTGGGCGCGACGAGCTACAGCGTCCCGAAGTTTGAGCACCTTTCGGTCGGCGTGCTGGAGGCCGTGGAGTCGGCACCGGAGAACGCTATTGGACCTTACCTGTCCGTGTTTGGGGAGAAGGATTCGCCGATTGGTAAGGCGATCAGGTCGCTCGACAAGGATCAGCTGACCGCACTTATCAAGGCGTGGCAGTCCGACAGTGGCGTGTCTGTGGGGGAATCCGAGGGCTCCTAACACTCCTGCGGGAGTTCAGGGGAGCCCTGAACTATGACCTTATCGGGCTCGGGTATCGGGTCGCTGATGTTCCTTCAAGCCTCTCTTGGGGCGACCTTAGGGACATTGTTGCTCACCAGCCGGCTACGAGCGCACTGTACCGGGCGATGCACCCGGACGAATCCCAGTGGGGCCTGCCTGAGCACCTGTTGGCGGTGATCGCTGATGCGGTGATTGCCGGGAATTGGATGCAGTCCCGGGACGGGCAGAAGAACAAGAACCGGCCTAAGCAGATCCCTAGGCCTGGTGTTGTGCCGGATAAGAAGACGTTCGGCGGTAAGGCCGAGAGCATGACCACCATCCGCGATTGGCTGGGTTGGTAACTACATAGAGAGTTGGTGCCCTTTGGCAACGGAACTTGGATCGGCGTTTATCTCCGTTGGCTTGGGCACCAACAATCTTGCCGGCGATATCAAGAAGGCGTTTGGTTCGGCGGAGGCGTCCGGGGCTGATGCTGGCAAGTCTGCCGGCAAGGGGTTCGGTATCGGGTTCGCTGGCATTGCCGCTAGCGCGGTTGGGGCGTTGGGCATTGGGGCGTTCTTCAAGTCGGCTATTAGTGGCGCGG